GGGGCTTTCGCCCCCAACCCTTGGTTAGATGTATTTTGTTACTCGTTTAAGAAAGTCAGCCTTTGCATTTTCAAATGCTTCAGACTCCGAAGTGTGATTCCACATGTGATAGTTACCATGTGCAGTAGTAGCTAGGTCATCGAAGTAGAAGACCCAAGTCACGTACTCTTCTTTCCAAGTTGCCAATACCACGCCGACATCTTGACCTCGGAATATTGATAGAGCGTCTGCTCCGTTAGGTAAACCCTGTAGCACTTTTCTCTCTGTAACTGTTTCCATTGTCTTTCTCCTTGTAAACCAACTTGATTGTTGGTATGCCTATATTATAACAAAATACGTCAAGTAAGGCAAACCCCACCCCACCCCTATGCACCTATTTTCTAATTTTTTTTCTATATACTATATACATTCTAATATTCTCAAATGATCCAATGTTTTCCGAACATTACCAGATAGGCCCCCCTTACTTTACAAATGGCCAATCAAAAAAATATTTCGCAAAAAATTCTCAAAAACGCGAATGGTTCTCACTACCACATTAACTAGCTAAAGGTCGTATACTACGGTTATGCACAATATATCTATATACATAATGTTTTTTCTTTTACTTTTTGGTCATTGCCTTTCTTTAATTAGTTAGTTATACTCAGATTTTCTAGCTGCAAAATTAAACATAAGGTGTAACAGCGAACACGTGAGTAAAATAAGAATACCCCAATTAACCCCCGCGGAAGAATCTGATTTGATTGATCCGGTCAGTGTCATGCCTGAAGTTGAGGCGGACATCCCGATGCCTAAATCTAAAAAAGAAGCTATTCCTGAAATGACTTCTGAACGAGAATTAAAAATAAGGTCTACCACTATTAAAGAACTCGCTGACATTAATGGCGAAGATATTACGCCATCTAAAGAACACCAAGAACAAGCTCAAGAATTAGCTCGCGAAATGATGACAAACAAAAAGCTCAAACCAGAGTTTTCTAATTATCCAAATGAAACCATGGCATTTCTTGCTGGCATAGTAGGACAAACTAATTCGATGATTGTCGAAGAACTAGCAGATTTAAAACTTTTTGTAGTTAACAACTTTGTTCAACTAGCAGCGATGGCTAAGAACGATCGAGATAAACTAGCCGCACTCCGAGCCATAGGCGAGATTGATGGTGTCGATGCATTCAAGAAGAAAACTGAGATTACCCATATTACCAAGTCTGGTGATGAGCTGGAGAAAGAACTTCGCGAAACAATAGAACAACTTAAGGGGACTATTGTTGAAGGAGAAGTTATCAGGGGCGAAGATGATAAGTAAACAAGATTTAGGTTTACTAGAAAAAGCTTTGCCTCAGATGCCGGATAAAGAGAAACGCAAAAATCTGGCTTTACTCCAGCAATACCAGAAAGAAATGAAGAAAGAAGTTGGGGTAGAATCGTTTTTAGACTTTATTAAATATGTTTATCCTGGCTACATTATAGGTGCACATCATAGGCATCTAGCAGAAATCTTTCAAGACATAGCAATAGGTAAGAAAAAAAGAGTAGTAGTTAACATTGCACCAAGACATGGTAAAAGTGAGATGATAAGTTATCTTGCACCCGCTTGGTTTTTGGGTAAGTACCCAGCTAAAAAAGTAATTATGGCTTCTCACACAGCTGACTTAGCAGTTAACTTTGGTAGGCGAGTAAGAAACTTAGTCGGATCAACACCTTACAAGGAGATATTTCCAGATGTCGAACTTCAAGCAGACAGTAAATCAGCTTCTCGCTGGGGCACTAACTATAATGGTGAGTATTTCGCTATTGGTGTGGGGGGTGCTTTGGCAGGTCGCGGTGCTGATTTATTCATTATTGACGATCCTCATTCAGAGCAGGACGCTAAACAAAATAGGGCAGATGTTTTCTTACCAGCGTGGGAATGGTTTCAATCTGGTCCTATTCAGCGGCTTATGCCTGGTGGTGCTATTATTGTTGTTATGACAAGATGGTCTAAATTAGACCTGACTGGACAAATAATGGACCAAATGACTAAGAATGATGAGGCAGAACCTTGGGAAATAGTAGAGTTTCCAGCTATATTAACTGATAAGAAAGGACAAGAACGCGCATTATGGCCGGAATTTTGGGAACTAGAAGAATTACAACAGAAACGCAGTGTATTAGATGTACGATATTGGAACGCTCAGTACTTACAGAACCCAACTTCTGAAGAAGGGGCACTTATTAAACGAGAATGGTGGAATATATGGGAAGAAGAAAACCCTCCTGCTTGTGAATTTACTATAATGACGTTAGATGCCGCTCAAGAAAAAAATAATAGAGCTGATTACAACGCATTAACTACTTGGGGTGTCTTTTTTAACGAAGAAACAAATAATTACGCTATAATACTGTTAAATGCTATAAAGAAAAGACTAGAGTTCCCAGAATTAAAACAATTGTGTATTGAAGAATACCAAGATTGGGAGCCAGATGCTTTTATTGTAGAAAAAAAATCCAATGGTGCAGCGCTTTACCAAGAATTTAGAAGAATGGGTATTCCAGTGGGTGAGTTTACTCCGGGGAAAGGCCAAGACAAGATAAGTCGGGTAAATGCTGTATCTGATTTGTTTAGCGGGGGTGTTGTATGGGCTCCCGATAGACGATGGGCACACGAGGTTATAGAAGAATGTAATGATTTTCCATCAGGGGCAAATGATGACTTGGTGGACTCAACAACTTTAGCTCTCGCAAGATTTAGGCAGGGAGGGTTTATAAAATTACCTTTAGATGAAGAAGATGAAATAGAAATGTTTAAAGGTCGCGGACAAAAGAGGTTATATGCACTATGAAAAAATTAAAACGAAAACTAAAAGCTATTCAAGACTATTTGTATGTGGTATGGTACAGAATTACCCGAAAAGTAGAAGAAGTCATTGATAAAATGAGGAGTAAATAAAAATGGCTGATGTAGATAAAGGTTTATATGCAGCACCCGTTGGAATAGAAGAAGCAGCAATTGATGAACAAGCTATTGAAATAGAAATAGAAGACCCTGAAAAAGTTACTATTGGTATAGGGGACGCTGAAATAGTTATTGACCCTGATGCAATGGGAGATGAGGAGTTTAATAAAAATTTAGCTGAAGAACTTTCTGATAAATACATGGCTGAACTTTCTTCTGAATTACTAGAAGATTTTACTAATGACCTTAACTCAAGAAAAGACTGGTTAGAAACTTATGTTGATGGCTTAGAATTATTAGGCCTTAAAATTGAAGAACGATCTGAACCATGGGAAGGCGCATGCGCTGTCTATCACCCACTATTATCCGAAGCATTAGTTAAATTCCAAGCTGAAACAATGATGGAAACTTTTCCAGCTGCAGGCCCTGTGAAAACTTCTATTATTGGTAAAGAAACTGATGAGTGTATTGAAGCTGCTCAACGTGTACAAGAAAACATGAACTACCAACTAATGGATTGTATGCCAGAGTACCGACCTGAACATGAAAGAATGTTATGGGGTTTAGGTTTAGCAGGTAACGCATTTAAAAAAGTTTATTATGATCCAGCGTTAGAACGCCAAGTATCTATATTTGTTCCAGCTGAAGATATGGTAGTACCTTACGGTGCATCTAACTTAGAAACAGCTGAACGTATAACTCATGTTATGCGTAAAACAGAACAAGAACTTCACACCTTACAACACCTTGGTTTTTATCGAGATGTAGAACTA